GATCAATTCCCGATCTGGCAACACAGGTAAGACCAAAAGTAAGAGCAATTCTTTGCAATCCCGGAAGGCCACCGCTTTATCGCGTTTGTCTGCAGCTGATCAAGCTAAATCATTATCCCGTTATCAGGCTGGTGCCGCTAAGATTGTAGATATGAGGAACACTTTTTCCTCCTCATTGAGGCGTCCTTTTGCACCTTCATCAATGGGAACAAGAGTGCCTGATATGTTTTCATTCCCAACTGCTACGTACCATTTGCATGGTACCACAGTTTTGACAACAAATAGCACTCAGAAGACTTGTGCTGCATTGTTCTTACCTAACCCTAATGTGTCAATGATTGATTTGAACACTGCCAACGGTTACACTTCAGCTTTAACCACGGGTATGAGTCAGTTCGCCACCAATACTTATGTGTATGGTGCAACCACACCCGCTACTTTGTCTTCACTAATAGACGATTTTCGTGTTACTTCATGGGGTATCAAAATATCTAATTTGATACCAGAACTTAGTGCTACTGGGCGTGTATTTATTTACACCATCCCAGCAGTTGATACTGTTCCCCCAGTTGAAGTTTTAAACACGTTAGCAATGACTGGAAGTGTTGTTACCCAACAGGTATGTTCATATGCTGTTGGTACGTTAACCACGAGTGCAGTGCTCAATTTACCATCCTGTGTTGAGTTGTCTTTTCAAGATTTGTTGCATGGTGACATCGAGATTGGTGGTACTTATGTTAGTCCCCGTTATTTCGATTTTAAAGCATCGATCACCCCATCATCCGGGCCAAGTGGATATGTGAATGCAGATTATGTATCTGCCACATCAGTTGGCGCTGTTTCTATAGGTGGTTCTGGTGATCGTGATCCTGCGCGTTGTATGGGGGGATGCCATATTGGCATTTATGTTGAAGGTGTACCTGTTTCTACTCCAGTATTGTCTGTTGAGTATATTTATCACCTTGAAGGCAGCCCATCTTTGGCTGCTAGTAGCAACACCCCTGTGCCATCCAATTTGACTGATGTTATAGTTGGATCCACTCATATTGTGGAAAGTGCCATTGCTGATACAGCTGGCTCTAATGCTTTCCATTGGATTGAGAAAGGTGCCGATTTTCTTAACAAGGGTTACGAAACGGCAACCAAGTTTGCAAACTCACCGGCTGGTCAAGCGATTGGGCGATTAGCACCAATGCTGGCCAGCATGGCGTTGTAAGATGTCACATGTGGACTTGATTATGTTCAAGTCCTTAATTTGATTACATCTATTCTATCTACTGTAGCGTTATGGTACGCTATTTATCGGCATTATCATTGCCACAGCTCATGTCTTAGTGTAGAAATTGATGTAGAATCTCGTGTGTCTTAATTTCCACCATAAACAGCTAATTTATTTTATTCAGGGAAAGTTTTACTCATCATGCTCGATACCTGTTTAATTTTTTATGAACAAGATGTGATCCCATAATCAATGGGACCCTTTGTGCAGTAGTACTTTATCAAGGGGTTTGGGATGCGAAAAACGAGGTTGAAATACCCCAGGTTTTCTGACTGTCATACCCCTTAGAGGCAGCAGTTTTAGTTTTCTCGGTGGTTTTGGTGTTGTGTTTCGCTCGAACTCAGCATCGACCAGTTAATCGCTGTTGGCTGGCGCGAAACTCTTAGATTAGTAGCGGACCGTATGTAGCGTGTGCGTCAAATGTGTGTTGGTCGGAGCTTATCGACCCCCTAACCACATTTGGTGTTCTCCCCCTAAAGGACAACAGCACCCGCTACTCTTGACCAATAATATTATTATGGACAAGAGTGGCAATGATGAACGTAAACGACGTAATAAAGAGGCTTATAATCGCCGAATGTATAGTAGTTTAGGTAGTAGTAAGAAGAATATGAATCGATCATTTAGTAAAGGTGGTGTTGATGTTGGGTTAGTTGATAACCCTATTGATTTTAAGGAGGAAGAGGATATTAAACGTAGATTAGATATTAATCAAGTAATTTTTCTCACACGCATTAATTTAGTAGATAATTTGTATTATTATTATAACCGAGATGGGAAGGTGCTTTGTGGTGAGCATTTTCCAGATGTGGTTGGTTTGTTCCCCAGTGATATTAGGTATGTTGACTCAATTAATGGTAATGGTGCTTTAATCACTACCACTGAGCCGTGCATATTGTTCCGAGGTAGTGTTTTTGTTGTTAAGTTGTGTGTGCCTGAACATATATGGGTCGATGATGTAGGCAATAGTCATCGGTCCGTTGGAGGAGAGAGGTTTGTTTATCTCCCACTGTTTGAGAGGTTGCGAGAGCAATTTCCTCAAATTGTTCAGGACACTTCAACTATTAAGGCCATTTATGCTTATTCTCTTAAGCACGTTGATTTAACGCTTAATGAGGAGTTGGCCTTGAGCACCTCAGAATATTATATTATGCACAGGCATTATATTATGTATCAACATATGTTACAACCATGGGTCACGGAGAAAATGAGTAATAATGGCGGTTTTCTGGTCACAAGTTCAGGTAAAATTAACCGGAACATGGCACATTTAGTTGGAAATCGGGTTCGTTATGGTATGCCCGACAGTGTTTCTAACGTTTTAGTGCAAGATGGCCAGTTTCCTGTTTATGATAGCCGAAGTGATTGGTCTATCATATCAGGGAGTATTGGTGGAAGGCCTTTTTATTCTAAGTTTCAGCCACACCCAACATACACTTTCTTACCAGCATTTACTGATGGGCGCAAGAAGGTTAGGACAGAGACTGTATTTCTCCGTCTTCATGATGCGCATATTATTCAGTATGGAGAAAGTGTCTTGACTCTGTATGCTGCAATGCAGAGAATGATTGGGGTCCGTGACGGAGAGGAGTTTTTTCGAGCAGAGGCACGTCGCCTTGCTTGGAGTTTGGTGGATAAGATGCCCAAACATTGTCAGTTGTTTATGGAGTCTATGAGATATCCTAAACCACCTAGTGGATATTTTAATAATCACTTAAATGAGTTTCGTATTTCTTTTTTGAGTGATGTTGTTAAGGATATATATGGATCTTGTGGACCCACTTTTGTTCAGTATTTTTCTGATAAATTAACTGATGTCTCTTCTTGGGCGTATAATTCTGTATTGCAATCTGTGTATGAAATTGGGGGGTTATATAAACATCGTTCATCGATTGCTAGTATCCCCCATGTAAAAAAGAATTTGCGCCGTGCCATGGTTGAGAAGGAAGCTTTGCACACTGTTGATGGTTTGATGGTTAGACGGCTGAAAGTGAGTTTGAAGCGAGAGAGTGCAAAACATGGAAAAGTGCCCCGTGTGTATATGGCCTATGGTTCTGGCTGTATGTATGCTAATGAACTACCAGAGTATCTTAAAGTTTGTTTAAATGGGTGCCGTAATTATCTGTTGTATGATGATCAAGGCCAACCATTTACTTTGGA